TAACCCCCCCCTTACCACCCCCACCCCCACCGTCTCCCGCCTTAACCGTTCCGCCAGTGGGATCAGCACCAGCGGAAGGATGTGTTGCTTTAACGGCCCCTTCACCACCGCCAGCTTTACACAAGTCTGCTCCCGATAGAGAAAAGGAGCTATCGCCCCCGGGCGTAGCGTCGATTTGCTGAAAGTATCCTGGGCCTCCGCCCTGCCCGACAATCACTGTGTACACAGTGCCTGGAACTACAGGGATGTTATTTTTATAGGCCAAAGCACCGCCACCGCCACCTTTGCCCTCCATCTGTGCACCCCCACCGCCGCCAACGCAAACCACGCTAACGGAGTAAACGTCGGCAGGGCACACCCATTCATATGTACCGGGTGTATCAAATACTACGTCGCCACGAGCCTTGCCCTCATCGCCAGCCTGTTTCAGGGCCAACGGATTCCCCAGCGGATTCCCTAATTCACGAACGCCCATATCAATACTCCATGTACTCAGCGCGGAACACGACGCCGGTAGCCAGCGCCACTTGCGTGCCGACATAAAGAGAATCGCCAGCCTCCAGCCGCAGTGGGGTCGCTTCGGTGTAGTTGCCGAACACCGTCTCCGGAATCGCAGTTGTCGTGTTGATCGTGGCCGCAGCCATCAGTTCCGAATCGATCAACCGCTTCGTTACGCCGCCATCCTTACTCAAGAACAAGACGAGCGAGTTAGCCGTAACGGTGGCGCGCGGAATCGCGGTGAGCCGCGTGAGAATCGCCCCTTCCGGGCCAGCAGTCAGCAGCTCAACCGTATTGGTCGGTGCGTCGGTCGTAATCGACGCCACGGCCGCAACTGCAACTGCGGTAGCGGTTTTCGGGGTTTGCGCAAATGGCGCTGTATAGGTTTTTGCCATGTTGGTTCCTCAGAAAAGAAGTGCGGTTGCGTGAAGGGTCGCTAGGCTTGCGCCACCTAGAAGCGCCCAGTTGTCAGGGTCAAGCGACGGATCGATAGAGCCAGCGCCGACAGTAGTTCGCCTGTAGGTCTGCATATTGATGGAGCTCCAGACAGCCTCTCCCACCGTGTATACATGACCGCTTTGCCACTCCTGAGCGCCTGCCGTTGAGGCGGCGGCAGCGGCGGCAGCCTGCGCATCACTGGCGGCTTGCTGCGCGTCGCTCTTGTCCTGCTCTACTCCCTCGGCAAGCTCTTGAGTAGCGATGGCGTTATTTCTTACGTTGAGTGCAACTTGCCTCACGCTCTCGGCCATAGCGTTTTCGCCATTGGCCCACGCGGCGGCCTTGGCGTTGTAGGTGCCAGCAGGTCTATCGGCCAGCGTCGGGAACTCCGGCGCTAGAACAACGTCCGGCACGGGTTGAATGGGTGTGCTCAATTGCGTACTCCTTGTACGGCGCCCTCAATCCGTAGGCGCACTAGCGCGTGATTAACTCCGGCTGCCGTTACGCTGCCAGATACATCACCAAAACCGTTTAAGTACTCATAACGAGGCAGGCCCGAGGCAATGAAAGCAACCGGGCGGCCTTGCACAAGATGCAGTAGCTCCATGGCGTGGTTGCCTTCATCGGCCGGGATAATGACTTGGCAGTCAACGTTATTCGCTGCGCCACGCCGAATGCGCTTCACGCGCCCGTCGTCTTCCACCTTGCGGTACGTGTAAGGCTTTACTTCCGCTGTGGCGTCGTACTCTGTCCCGCCCCACTCGCCCGCCCCGATTAACGTGTCCCAGTGACCTATCGAGATCAGCGCGATTTCACACATGGCGTCGTTCGCCGCCGTAATCGTGATTTCGATCTCCGGGTCGGGATACAAGGGCAGGTTGTCCATGTAATGTTGAGTACGGCGCTTGAGCGGCATGAAAAGCAACTCATAGAGTCCTGCTGCTTGTTCCCACAGATCCGCTTCGTAGCTTTCGACAACCGCGCCGCCTGGCTCTTCTCGAATCTTGATTGAAAGGTGCTCACCAGCCATCCCCCACAATCCCAGCCCTGTGAAGAAGCCAGGATGCAGGACAAATTTCAATTCCCCAGGCGCGCGCGCCAATGTGTCCAGCTCATCGTCAAACGGCGCCATGCGGTTGGTCGGCCCAACGCGCAGCCACGTCGTGGCGGCCGTCCCGGGCTCCGCGCCCTTGTTAGCCTTTTGTGCTTCCCATATTGACCCCGCGTGGTTCACTCGATCGTCTATGGCGTAATCCGTAGCCACATCCCACGCCACTTCCCCGGCATCAGAATCGACAACGGGCACCGAAGTGCCCGCTGCGATCATGTCCGCTGTGATTTGAAGCGGTATCAATAAAACCGCGTTTGCTGTACTCATGCCGCTACCTCTACCGGCTCCATAATCACTCCCCGTATTGCATTCGCGCCTTCTGTTACTTGATCGAATTGATCTGCAAGTTGCGCTGTGGACCGCTCGACAACAGCTAAGCGACGCTCCATGCGTTCGAGTAGCGCATTCGTTTTGCGTTGCTCGGCTTCTGAGCTTCCGCCCTGCGCCTGCACTTGAATGCCGTAGTTACGCAGAATGTCCGACGAACGTGGATCAATGATGATTTCGCCTTCGTGGATGTTGGCCGTCATATCGCGAGGCACATAGCTGGTGCCGACCGCGTAGCTTGGTCTTGGCAATCCCTCGTATTTGCCCCACTGCTCCCAATGCTCCTCGGGAGTGAGGTTGATCGAATCAAAGTAGTTTTTCAGATCGCCGACCGTGGCCTGAGTCCAATCGATCCCGTCATGCTGTGAGCCGATGGATTTCAACTGGTCCAGCTTGTCGCGGTAGTACGCATCGCTGGCCGACACGCCACCAGAGACACCGCCCGCAGCACCTCGCGACGCCTGAGCCGCAGACAGCGCGGCAGCAAATGCAGCTAGAGACGCCGAGAAACCCTCGACGCCGGTCTGAATCCCCATGAGCGCGTTGTACTGAAGCTCGGCCCATTTCAATTGGCTCTCGATTCCGGCGATCTGCTGACGTGCGGCCTGTTCGGTTGCAATTGCTGCCTCCAACTGGCTGCGCAGCGTCGAGAGGGATTGCCCGGACAGATCCTCGATTCCCCGCAGGGCGTTGTACTGCTGCTCTATCTCCTTCAGGGTCGCCTTTGCCGTATCCAGCTCCGGCTCGGCGATGGCCTGAAGTGCCTCCATCTCGTTAGCGAGACGGATATAGGCCCGCTCCTGATCGAGTTGCGAGGCATAGACGCGATTGCTCACCCCATCCCGCGCAATCTGAAGTGCTTCGTTCAGGTCGGCGGTTTGCGGAAGCTTGCCCGTCACCAGCGCAGTCGAGATAACCGCCCGAGCCCGGTCGTACTGCATCTGAGCTGTACTTTCTACCTCGCCGCGTAGGTCGCGGATATGGTCACCGATGCTGTCGAACACGCCCTGCAATTCGCGCTCGATGCTCTGAGCGGCTTGCTGTGCTGCCCGGTAGACCGTATCGGTCGAGCCGAATGATTTCTGAAGCTCGGCGATCTCTGCCCTAGCTTGCTGTTGCAGGTTCGAGTAAGCCGAAGTGAGCGCAGCCTGTGCGTCTTGCAGATTCCAGATGGTTTGCTGCAATGCGCGGTTTGTGGCGTCCAATGCATCCAGTTCGCGCATCCTAAGGGCCGCCGTGTCGCCCATCTCACGCAGCAATTGCGACTCGAGATTGGAGCGCTCATCAGCAACCGCCTTTGCCGCATCACGCGCCTTCGCCGCCGCTTCCGCTTCATCCTGAAGCATCCAGATATGGTGCTGGAGGTACCGATTGCTCTCGTCCAGCACCATGATGTCGCGGACGCGCAGCTCCTGCGTGTTGCCGGTGAGTTGCAACCATTGGCGCTCGAGCGATTCACGTTCTCGGGCAATATCGGCAGCGGTGCGAGCCGTTTCGATCACGGCATTGTTCAGCTCGTCCAGCCCTGTCACGACCTGGGCGAAACTGCCGCTCAGGCTCATGAGCGTGGCGTAGGCTTTCTGGCCGCCCTCTGTCGTCAGGTCCAAGGACTCGACGATCTGACGATACGCGGCTTTCGCCGACTCCGTACCCTGCGCCACGTCCGGGAGAGTGAGACCCAGCTCACCGAACGCCTTGCCAAGCTGCTCAGTCGCAAACGCGAGCTGCTCTTCCTGGCTGTAGAAGTTTTGGTAGTAGGTCGTCAGCCCGGAATTCAACGCATCCAACCCACCGGCAAAATCGATCAGATTCGCGGCGGCGTTGAAGCTCAGATCGCGCAGCTCGAGGAAAGGCAGTTGCTCGACCGCACTCTGGAACGCCTGCACCTCCTGGACGATGGCGCTAAACCGCCCTGCCAGTGCCGAAGCCTCTTCCTGACCCAACCCCCGGATATCTACGCCCGCGACCATCTCACGGAACACGCGAGGCAGTTCACCATCAAGCGCCTGGAACGCTTGCAACACCGACAACTGGATATCAGTCGCCAACCGTGGCAAGGTGGCCTCGCTAGACCATCCACCGAACCCCTTGATGGTCGGGTTCTCGTCGTCCTGAATACCAAACTGGACGTACTGATCGCCAATCCGCAGACGTCCACCCGAAGCCACACCGTCCCTGTCGCCCTTGTAGCTGGATGCCATGATCGCGTGGAACGAGTCGATTGCCGCGTCGATCCCTACCTGACGGAATATGTCGTTGGCTGTCTGGACCGCTTGCTGTGCCATCTGCTGAGCCGCAGCATCAGCACCAGCGGCAGCACGATCATCGCGGCTCGTGATGTTGTAGAGCCCGTTTCCGTACTCGACCTGTGTGCGTTGCTCGCGGCGGGTCGTGGGTTCGCGGTCGAAGAGACCCCCGCCGAGCAGGCTGGCAACAGCAAGACCTCCGGCGATCCAGGGCGCTGCCGCACTCAGTCCGGTCATGAGGCCGCCAGCACCTGCCCCAGCCGCGCTTGCCGCCGCGCCGCCACCCAACGAAGCGGTGAACGACGTTGATGCCATTGTTGTGGCTGCGGTACCAAACGACGTGCTAAGCGACGCGGCAACGGTGGGAGCCGCAGACAATGCACCCGCAGTGACCGCTGCGCTCGTTGCCGAACTCAGGCCCGAGAGCGCCCCTTCCCATCCGCCATTGGCCGAAATCAACGCCCCGATGGAGTCACCACCGGTCATGCCGACCAAGTTGGCATAGCCCAGGCTCAGATTCGACGCGCCGACCGACGCGCCAGTCATCCACTGGCTTACGCCACCGGCCAAGGTGTTGAGGTTGTTGTAGGTGCTGAGTGCGTTGCTTATACCGCCGAATCCGCCTTGCTGCGGATTCTGTACGCCGAACAAGCCGCCCAGCTGGTTCGTGACCCAGCCTTGCATCGCGCCCATTACAGGGTTGATGAGGATATTGAACGTGAGACCCTTGAACAGGTCACGCAGCAGCTCCTTGCCGGATTTGCCGCCGTCGAAGATCGCGTCAGTGAGTGATTGACCTACGCGGTTGAAGATCTGCTCGACATCGCGCGCCCAATCTTCCCATTGCTGGCGCTGCTGTTCTTTCCACTCAATCTGGCCCTGCAACCCGACACTACCAAGCTGCAGGTCACGCAGTTCACGCAGCACCTGGATCTCTGCCTCGATGTGCTTAATGCGCTCAGTCGTCGCACCGTTGGCAATTTCGTTGGCCTTGGCTGCCTCCAGCTTTGCAATCGCGGAATCGGTGTCGGCCGCAGCCAGGGCGAGTACAGCCGATTCGGCCATGCCGAAGGTGCGGATTTGCTGCTGCAATTGGCGCTGTTGATCGCGCGCGGCTTTGACTTGCTCCTCGGCCTTCTTGATCGACTCGGGCAGGAATTCTTTTATCTGCTTGGCATACGCGAGGTTCAGGTTCTCGAGGGCTTTCGTGTACTGCGAAGTGTTGATGCGCCCGCTAGCGTACGCCCTGCCCAACAATCCGAGATCTTTGTGTAGCTCTTGAAGGGCGTGCTCTGCAGGAAGCACTCTGCTCAGGAGCGTATCCATGGCCTTAGCCATGCTTCCATCCCCTGAGGAGCCGGCACCAGCGCCCCCGCCTGCCCCTCCGCCTCCGAGCATTCCTGCAGCCTCTCCTGCGGCACCCGCTATGCGATCGATTGCATCTTTCACGCGGCCATAAGCATTGACCGATCCTGACGCCTCTTCACTCCCTCGAGCAAAAGCATCAGAAAGACTCTCTATAGCGACAGCAGCATCGCGGCCCCATGTCACTTGGCCGAATCCATCCATGCCGATGGACTGCAACATCGGGTTAACGATTTCGCCCAGACTGTTTACAAACTCGGCCGCCGTATTCAGAACATTTACCCACGCCAGCTCGAAGTAACCTGGGATGTTCGCGCCCACAGCGCTCCAAACGGCAGCCACACCTCCCGCAAAACCAGCGAGCTTATCGATTTCGCGGGCCGTGTTGAGAACCGAATCGGTAAATGACTGCTGCAATATGGAGGTGGCTTCAGCCGCCTCATCCATGAATGGCTTGAGCCAGTCCTGGGCGATGCGTTCAATCTCGCTGAAAGTATCGCCCACCACTTTTCCGAGCTCGATAATGCCTGCTGCTGCGCGCCCGACATCATCAACAAACTCCACCGCGGACTGCGAGAGACTATCAAGAAAAGACACAGAATCGGAGGCGTCCGTCATCGCTCCCGCGTAAGCTAACGCGTACTGGGCCCCGCGCTGCAAAGCAGGCACCATCGCTATGCCAAGCTGCCGACTTGTCCCTTCAGACACTCGCTGCATATCGCGCAAGGCGTCGTTGAGCTGAGCGGCTTGCTCAACTGAGCTCTCGCTAAGTATGAAGCCAAAGCGTTGCGCACGATCCGCCAGCCGGTTGAGCTCCTCACCACCATTGCGCAGTATGGGGATCAAGGCAGTAGTGTCGCTGGCCATTGACTCCAGATAGAAACTCATTTCCTTCTGGTTCAGGCCTGCCTTTTCAAGAGCGTTGTAATACGCCTGCAGTCCCTGGGGGCCGGACAGCTTGCGGAACTGCTCAGCAGTTACACCAACCTTTGGTGCGACCTGCTCGAAGAAATCCTTCATTCCGCCTCCGCCAGAGCGGATGAACTCCCCTGCCTTTTCTTGAAAGTCCTTCAGTTGATCGGCAAGTTTCTCTTGGCCAATACCGTATCTTTCGGCGGCGACCGCCATTCGCTGGAATTCCACAACGGATGCCCCAGCTACGTTCGCAAAGTTGCGAATTTCATCGGCTGCGGAAGCGGTACGCACTGCCATACTCGTAAGGGCCGCTACACCCGCAGCGGCAAAACCCGCCACAGATATAGCGACCATGTCGAGCCGAGCAGACATCTGCTGAATGTCACTACCAAACTCGCCAACTTTCTTCCGGGCACGATCAATATCAGTAACGAAGCTGCCGGTCCGAGCAAGCAAATCGATGACGATACTTCCTGCTGTTGCCATTTCACGCGCCCATGAAAAAAGCCCCGATTTCTCGGGGCCAGTCATTCGAAATTTCTGTCTTACTAGTTCGCGGCCTTGATGCAGGTCGCGTACATTTGATTCTGGAACTCATCTATCGCCGCCTTCTTCCCCGCATTCGTCGGGGAGATCGGTCGGCGATATGCTTCATCCACCATCAGAAGGATGGTTTTCTCTTTTTCTCCATTCAGCGCATTCATCAAGTCTTGCAGAAGGATTCCATCTTGGCGTGCCTTCATGAGCACACCAGCTGCCTTGGCTTGGTCCTTGCAGTACTCGTGATGCGAGGGTTTCGCGTCGGCAATCCACGGTAGGCTGAGGAATAGTCCGATAGCCATGGAAAGAATGAACTGCATGTCTCTCTCCCGTATCATTTTGATGTGGAGATGATAGCTCACGCTCACCTAAACAACGCCTGAATCGTAGCCTTGTCGGCCTCGCTAAACCCCGCGGCCAGCTCCTTCTGCATCTCGTCCGTCACCCTGCGCTCGTTCACCAACATATCGAGCGTCCTACCCAAGTCGCCGCCCCCACCGAACGAGTGCGCGATCACTGCAGCCGGTCGATGGTAGCGGTGCAGGTCATCGAACGGGCGCAGCGCGTAGAATTCTTTCCACGACTCGAACTCTTTGCGGGTCATGTCACGCTGCAGCTCGCCCACGGTCTTGCCGAGAGCGAGTGCAAGCACATGCCAGAACCAAAGCTCCGACCCAGCCTCCATTACTCTTCCAGTTCGATCTCGTCAGTATCTTCTTCGTAGTCATCGATCTCGTCGTCATCATCAAGATCGGCATTGACCTCCGGCTTCTTGAAAATCTCATTGATCTCAAGAATCGCCATGAAGAAGGCGCCAGACACAGCGGGCTTGAGTCGTGCGGCTTGTTGCGGTGTCATCGCGCGCCGTCCGTCAGGCTCAACGACGCACTTGGCGATGAGTCGGGCGGCAGCTTCCTTACGCACCTTGGCATCTTTGGAGTTTTCGGCCTCCATGTGCTGCTTCCACTCAATAGCGGATAGCGGCTTGAAATACATCGTGCGCTCTTTTCCGTCGCCCAGCTTGACCGGATGTTCGATGATCGAGTCGCTGACGAACATGTCGTCAGTAAGGATGCTGGACACAACTGCGTCGGCGACGAGGCCATCGGTTTTCTTAGTTGCCATGTGAATTTCCCTGGTAGAAAAAAGAAACCCGGCACAGTGGCCGGGTCAAGTTTGAATCGGTGGTTCCCTGGTAGGTGGGTGGCTGCGGCAACGCGCCAGGGAGTCGCGCTTTCAGGTTGCCCCTAGCCGCAACCAAACTCGTTAAGGGGTGGGGCCTTGCCAGTGAGGGACGACCTTGCCGCTGCGCTGAATTGTCAGGGTGCCGGTGACCTTGTCATTGGTCGCCATGTCGATGTTCACGTCCTGCACAAAGCCCCGGAACTCGAAGCTGGTACGCAGTGCCGGCGGCGTGATGACGCCTTGACCGTTGATGGTGGGCTGCGCGGTGCCGTCGGACAGGCAGATGATGAAGTCGATTACAGTGCCAGCCTCTTTCAGGTCGAACAGCACCTGGTGGGAGATGTGCGACGGGATGAAGTTGAACGGCACAGACACCTGCCCAGGGTTACCAAGGCCCGGGATGTATTCCCGGTCATCGGTGTTGTCGAGACAAGTGACGTCAATCTGATCGCGCGCGCCGCCCAGGCCGCTGATGCCGGTGGGGCATGCGAGCTTCACCAGCTCGGGATCAGTCGACGAAGGGTTTGCAAAGTACAGATGGGTGCCTTGGGTTTTCACTACTCCGGCAGTCATAAGTGACCTCCAAATGAAAAAAGCCACCCGAAGGTGGCGATGTTTACCGGCGACCGCCGGGTTATCGGTTATGGATGAAGTCGACCTGCAGCCCGACTCGGAATAACCGGGTATCGGGCTCGCGGGTGTTGATGATGATTCGGTTGGCTTGACCGGCGGCATCCAGTGCGTCGCGCACGGCCTTTGCCAAGTTGATGCAGACCAGCTCTTGATCGTCGCCAGGGCCTGCCCAGCAGTCGATCTGGATGCTGTCGTTGTCAGCGCCCGGCGCTCCGCTCAGGTGATCGTATGGCTGGCCGGCCACTACAAACCACGTGATGTAAGGCGCAGTGACCCCTTCGGGTGCCAGGCCGCTGCCGTAGATGCGCGGAGGGTTGCCCACGATGGCCTGCACCGCAGCGGTATTGATCGTTCGGTAGATCGGTGCGAACACTTCACTTCCCCTTGTTCTGCTGGGCCAGCTTTTTCACCGTGGCCTCGATGCGACGGTTCAGGTCTGAGGTGAACACCTCGATGGCCTGCTGACCCTTCTGCTTCACTGCGGGGCGCAGCCAGGGAGTCGCGGGTTGGTGGCTTGAGCCGTACTCAAGCAGCGAGGCGGTTTTGTGCGTCGTCACCCGCTTGCCAGCCTTCTGGCGCTTGCCGAGCTTCTCGCCGTCGTAAGCCTTGCGGCGCACACGCACAAGGTAACGCTCACCCTTCGTACCGGTTGGTTCTTTCCCTCGCGTCACCACCACGTTCTTTTCGAGCAGGCCAGTGGAGACGTCGCCGTTAATCGCTATCGCAGCTTTCAGATTCACCTTTGCTTGGTCACGGATCACCCGAGCCGCCTTGGCCAGCGCCAGCTTCACCGGGCCGCCGCGCTTGGACACGATCTCAGGCGGTAGGCTTTGCAGCGTCTGCATTACGCCATCGAGGCCTTGCACGTTCATGGTGATCTTCATGGCTCAGTCCAATGACTCGTTATCGTCGCGCTCGAAGTTTTCGATCAAGTTGCCGTCGAGGTCGAATTGCGGTTCGTCGTCGTCGCCTTCATCGGCCAGGGCATCAAGCAGCGCGTCCAGCTTGGCCTCGATGCGGTCCATCTGCGCAGAACGACCAGCATCAGACACCTCAATGCCGCCATCCACGATCATCAGCCTGCGCCCGGGAAAGGCTCGTTCGGCGATTTCGCGGAGTTTCTGGCGCTGGCTGCCCTTGAGATACTGCGGGACTGAAACCACGATGGTGGAATCCCCATCGTGAATCTCGCTCACATTGGCACCTTCGATTTCGATTCGTTCCATCACTGCCCCTCTGTCGGCCCGTACACGCAGCGCAAGCGCCACTCGCGTCGGGCGGTTGTATCGGTTTCCACCGATGTGATGCTGTAAATGCGGCCATCCCAGATGACGCGCCAGCCCATGATTTCGTGTTCGTCAGCCGGGAACCAGCGCAGATTGATACGCGCGGAGGTCTCGGCTTGCGGAGCGCCAGAACCGACCCATTCCTTTCCAGGGCCGGTCAACACTTCGGCGGGCACGTTCTCCAGCTTCGTGCCGTC